CGAGCCTGAGCCTGTTGGAAGAAGGGGATGCCCGTGAGCTGCTCCGACTGCGCGAGGGCAGCGTTCGTAGCGGCGCGGGCGATGATGTCGCCAAGATCAGCCATCGAACTCGTCTCCGTAGTAGTCGCGGAAAAGGTGTTCCGCAGTGTCCAGCACGAAATCGACCGACACCTCAAAGTGGTCGGCCACTTCTTCGGGAGATGCGTCGGGGTTGTGACTCACGAAGTCAATCAGGTCAATGAGGTCAGGCATCACGCAGGGGGGAGCATGAGGTTAGAGGATCTGCCAAACGGGTTAATCTGCCCAAACAGGCCGCCGAATCCCAACTTGAGAGCTTCAAAAAGTTCAGGGCTAGCTACCTGAGTTTGCACCGGACTACCGAAAGCACCTGGTCGCATCCAGGCAGGAGTCTTGAGGGTCTCGGGGGTCTTGGGCACCGTGAGGGAGTCGTCGTCGCCACCACCAAACAGGCCGCGGAGGAACTTGTCCAGATCGTCCTTATCCTCGTCGCTAAGACTGTCCAGGGTTGAGAGCGCACCACCCATCATCGCCGCAACCGTGTTAGGAGCCATCGGAGTCGCCATACCGGCAGCCTGACCCTCCGCCGACTGAATGATGCTCGCGGCCTGAGATGCGGCCTGGGTGCGGAACTGACCGGACTGGGCCAGCAGCGCGGCACGAGCTTGCTGGGCGCGTTGAGTGCGCTCGGCCCGGACGCTCTCACGAGCAGTCAGGGCGCGAGCAGAGAGGAGTTCCTGGAAGATGCGGAATCGAGCAGCCCGCGGGTCAATCCCGGTCGCAGCCCGTTCAGCAACCATCGGGGCGGCCTGAGTTCGGGCGGCCTCGGTCAGGGCTTGCTCCAGGATGGGGTTGCGGAGGCTCTCCGTATCGCGGAGGATCTGCGCCTCACGCTCCAGGGGGGCGGCGGCAGCCGCGCCAGCAGCCCGAATCTCGGCAGCGGACTGTGCAGCAGACTGGCGGAGAGCAGCCTTCTGGCGCTGCATCTCCTCACGCTGTCGTCTGGCAGCGCGTCTGGCGGAACTAGAACTGAGGGCAGCCGACCCTAGGGAAAGGGCGGCCATCGCGGCGACGTCGAAAACCATGCTAGGTCAGGGGTTCGATGATGGAGAGGGAAGCATCTTCGTTGCCTAGGTGCCGGACAACGATGCGGTGGAATCGACCCCTGAGACCGGAACCCATCCGGCCCTCAAGAGTGTCATGGGAGAGGGTGTCGGACACCGCATCCAGGTCGCCGGGGGTGCGGCTGGCCCAGAAGGCGGCGGTCCACTGCCCGGAGGTTCCAGCGAGAACCTCGGTCTGGATGCCCTCGATGGAGCGTTCGGCCCCGGCGTCGATTGCTCCCGTGTCCAGGATGAGCGGAGGCGCGACGTAGACGGTAACGGCACCGTCCGCCAGCCCGAGGCCGTCGAAGGTGAGCGTCGAACCGGAGAGGGCGGCGGACCCACTCTCGATGGTGCCCGCAGAATCCTTGACCCAGTAGTTCTGGCCGTCAAGGAGTCCGGTGGTGGCGGTGAGGGTGACGACCTGGCTAGAGAGGGTGCCAGAGTATTCCAGCAGCTCAGAGCCGGAAGCGTCATCCGCGTAGGTCGCCGCATCGACCAGAGAGTGCGTCCCTTGGGCGTGGATGATGGTGCCGACACCGGCGGGAGAGTCGCCGATAACGCGGAGGGCGCGGTCCTCGACGCTGAAGGTCTGCGTCGGGAAGTGGTAGCGGACTGAGACGCCAGTCCCGGTATCCGTGATGTAGAGCGAGCGGAGGTCGCCGCACACATCCAGCGAGCCGGTCGAATTGGTGGGCAGCCACTCCTGGGCCGGATCGCCGATGTCCACCGCGTCGCCGTTCGCCACAGCCCAGAGCCGCCCGTTGAACATGAACGCCATGCCCGAGTAGCTAATCAGGCTGTCGGGCGACCAGGCACCCGCGCCGGGACCGAGGGAGCGCCAGACCGGGGCATCGGGGGAACCGCCCAGCATCCCGGCCCAGGTGCGACCAGCGACCAAGAGGAAGGATTGGTTCCGCTCGCCCTGCACCTCCACGAGAGCGACCGCATCGCCCCCACCGCTGGCGGGGATGCTGTAGCTGGAATCGAACGACTCGCGGTTGTCGTCGGTGCTGAAGTAAATCGTGTTCCGGTCGTCGAGCAGGACCAGGCGACCCTGCCAAGTTGCGACATCCTGGACCGTGTACGGGAGGATGCCCGAGAGGCGGTCAACCGGGAGGCCGAGCGCGTCGTCCGGGGTGTTGTCCACGATGTGCGTGGTGCCGGTCGGAACCTCCGCAAGCACGAACATCTGGGAGCCGCGGGCGGCCTCCAGGGCGTTCTGCACATCGTCCTCGTTGTCCGGGTCCACCGGGGGGATTCCGGCGGTGCGAACGATCTGGATGGCCGCGACATCCGGCGACGGGGGGACTGCCGGGAGCGCGACAGTGGGGGCGCCGCTCTCGCCGCCGGTCGAGCGGTTGTCGATGATTTCTGCGTTCTCGCGGAGGGTGAAGTCGCCCGCCGAGCCGAGGTTCGTCACGGTAGAGCCAGAGACATCTCCGGGCTGAAAGCGAGCGTAGAACAGCAGATTATTCGTTCCACCAGTATACTCGTTTTCGGACACTCGACCCTGGAGGTAGTCGAAGTTTTCTTCTCTGCGTAGGTCGGGACCCTGACCGTCCGCCCACCAACGGAACTCGGAGACGCGGGTGGAGGTGCTGGTCTTCACCGCAGAGTTCGCATAGCCGCCCACATGGACGACGCCGTAACCCGTGGACCAGCCGGACATACTTGCCGTACCACCGATGGAAGTGTCGAAGGGCACATCGCCGTTGATGGCGAGGTGTCCCACGGAGACGATACGGTTGGACCCTGTGCCGCCCTCGATGTCCACATCGAAGGCGAACCAGTTGTCCGAGTACCAATCGTTCAGGGTGACTCCAGCGGACCGCAGCTCGTCAACGGTCTTGGTGAACTTGGCGTCGGCGGTCTGCGGGTTCCAGAGGCGCTCGGGGATGGTGTACGCACCATCAGTGCCGACCTGGAGTACGAGGGAGCCATCGCCCAGCTCAGTGAAGTAGAGCGCGATGCCGTCAGCGCCCAGCGTGTTGCCGTCGTTGTTCAGCTCCAGGAAGGGGGCGACGGCGGGCTGGAGGTTCGAATCGTCCTGAGCTGCGTGGGCGCATGTGGCCGCGCTAGTGGGCGTATCGCGAAACTCCCAGGGCATGTTCAGGGCCGCATCGTGCCGCTCGTTGTCGGTTTCGTTGGGATCTTCAAAGACAGGGGCAAAATCGCAGCGGATGTCCGTGTCTAGGGGTTCGCCAGGGAAGGCAGCGAACCGGAAGTGGGCGTCGGCCTTGATGTCCACGAGGGAGAGGCTGCGCTCCCACATGCGGAGGTGCCAGTAAATCGCGTCGGCGGGAGCCGGGTAAATCAGTGGGTGGCTGTTGTCCACATAGTTTGAAAAGGCTCCGTTACCATCGACCTGATATACCTGACCAGTTGATTTAATCAGGGGGAAGCGCGTATGTCGATCACCCAAAGATCCGAACATGGCTCGATGGCTCGTCCGCCTGGGGCGCCAGTTAGTCGTTGAAAAGAAGTTGGTGCCCGTGTATGTGGCGATGGCGCCAAGGGTGGCAGGTCCATAGGTGTCCACCTGGGCCAGCGCATCCATCTGCCTGGCAGCCATCGTCGTCCAGGTTCCGTTCGTTCGGTCGTTCACATAGCAGATGAAGTCTCGACCTCGGCGTATAAAGTAGCACACATAGTCATTACCTGGTGTCCAGCCAACATTACTGTCACTGCTAAAGGTGATGGGAATGTAGTTCGTGTGCCAGCGGTCGGCCTCTAACGGACCGCCCATATAGGAAATATCGTACTCCTGGCGAGAAAAACCCACGACCAAGCGGGGGTTGGCGGGTGTGCCGTAGCTACCTCCCTCGCCACTGGTCGGGAGGTCATGGCCCTCGGTGATAAAGGCGCAAAAGGAGGCGTTAGTGATGTTGCCGCCGGTCCCGCCTGCCTGAGGAGTGGAGGGCGGCTGGAGTCCGACGATGGGGAACGCCTCCCAGCCGTCCCAACTGAGAGATGCCGGACTCTGGTATCGGAAAGCGGCCTGAACGCACCAATCAGTGGTCAGGTCTATGCCGATATCGCTGAGTGTGGAGCGGAAGTAAGAGCGCCCGGACGTGCTTACGTCCTCCGCCCCGCGCATGTCGATTTCCTCCTTGTAGTCGTCCTTGTCCCAGTCGGGGAGGGACGCCAGAATCTCGACGGGGAGGTTGTCGCCCACAGTGGGCGTCGGCTCAGAGGAGAAGGTGGCGGAGAGCTGGTCGCCCTCGGTGCCGACCGCCTTGTGACCGGTGGCGAGGTAGGTTTCGCCCAGCTCAGAGGTGTCGCCACCACTTGCTTCGGAGGTGGAGCCGATGAGAACCCGCGCCCCCTTGGTCGCCGCAACTTCTCCGATGGGCAGGACAGGACCCGCGGCCCCATCGTAGGCGACGGCGCGGATGCCGTACCCGTAGGCGGCATCGAGGACACCCGGGGAGAGCTTCGTGAGCGACGCCTTCCGCTGGGGCCGGGGGACGCCCAGGGAGCGGGCGCGTTTCCGAACGAGGTCCGCAACCCAGGTCGGGCCGTAGACTTGGTGGCCGAGTCGGATGGAGCGGTCGCCGTCCGCGATCAGGGTGTCGAGGTTCGACTGATGGCCGGCGCTGCCGACCGGACCCGCGGCCTCCCCGCCTACAAGGACGAGGTGAGAGGCGTCGGCGATGGGGCCGCCCGACCAGCCCAGCCATCCCGCAGTCGTGGTGTGGGGCGTCAGGTAGTGGCGGAGACCCGTGAGGCTCTGGTCCAGGTCGGGGATGTTCGCGTCGTCGAACCGGAAGGCGAAAGTCGCCAGCTCGTCCGGCAACTCGTCGTCGGACCAGAACGGGTGGAGCGCGGCGAAGTCCATCGAGCCGACCCAATGCTCGCTCGGGTCTTCCTTCGCGCCGATGTAGAGGTCGCGGATGCGCTCAAAGGAGAGGTAGGGCGGCTGGACCGCAGCGCCCGTGGTGGCGACGGTGGTGGCGCCAATCGTGACCGCGAGCCGGATGCCGCTGGAGTCCTGGCCCACGGAGATGAACGCCTCCGTCCCACTGGTCAGGGCGGAGGTCGCATCGGTCACCGTCGTGCCGTTGATGGTGGCTTCAACGCGGTTGGCGGAGGTGCGACGGAGCAGCAGGAGGTCCCCGAAGTCCGCGATGGTCAGGTTCGTGCCCGACTCGTTCGGCGTGACGCGGAACTGGGCGCACCACTCAGTCTCGGCCTGAGCCTGGATGGCGGTCTGGTAGTAGCGGTAGATCGGCGGACTAATCTCGATGACCGCCGCACCCGAACGCCCGGTGAACTGGAGGCCGGACGAATAGAACGGGGCGGCGGTGTCGGACGCGAGGACCGCGCCGCTGTCCGTCTGATACGACGACTCTCCGGACTGGAGGGGGAACGAGTAGTCTGCGCTGCTCTGTGTCCGCGAGCCGTAGCTGGGGGACGCCTGGTAGGTGTTGTAGATGTGGAGGTTGGTGAGCGAGGTCGGGTCGCGGTGGGTCGCGCTGGACGGGCCGAACAGGCTCAGGGTGAACGAGGTGTCGCTCGCGCCGGTCGCGTCGATGGTGGTCGTCGAGGTGCCGTCGCGAACCGTCACATCGTTGCCGTTCTTCGACAGGGCGATGTCCGTGTCGCCCGAGATGGTAAAGGTGTCACTGGCGGTCGCGCCCCCGGTGACGGCGACAGTCAGGGTCGTCTCGTCGGTCAGGGTCAGCGTGTAGGTGTCCGTGGCCCCGGTCAGCGTCAGGAGGACGCGATCCTGTGCGCCCGAGCCAGGGCGGACGCTCAGGAGGATGGTGCCAAAGTTGACGGCGGTGTCCAGCTCGGCAGTCGCACCCCCGGTCGCGGCGAGGCCGGGAGCCTCCGCGTACTGGGCTTGGCGGAGGGAGCCGACGCGACGCTGGAACTGGGACGACTCGGGGTCCACCTCACGCCGGTCCCAGAGGCCGCCGTTCCGATTGAGGGGGGTCTTGTCGAGTCGCATCAATTAAGCGTGTAGTAGATGGTGAAGTCCCACTGCTCCGAGTTCTGGCTCAGGCCAGGATTGTTGTTCGCCCGGATTACCAAGGAGACGATGTTCCCAGCAGGCACACTTAAGGTGGCGTCAACGCCAAGGTCCTTCGAGTCGAGGTTGTCCGAGAGGTCGTTGGGGTCGACTCCGTCGTGCGTGCGGAACGGGGTGCCCGAGAACAGCGAGGAGCCGGAAACTGAGCCGCCATTGAAGATGTCGATTTCCCAGTAGTTGGTCGCCGAAGATGTACCCGTGCCGCCGGGCTTGGTGGTAGAGACATAGATGGCCGCGATGGTCATGTCCGCCCGCGCGGTGAACATCGTGAACTCCTGCGCCGTGTTGTAGTTTGAGGCTCCCTGGTGGAAGTGGTGCGTGTAGTGCAGGGCCTGCTCGACGCTGCCACCTCCCGTGCCAATCTGCGTCCAGACAGCAGCGCCCGCGGTCGCATCGGCCAGGACGAACACCGTGTCATCGGTACTGTTGACCCACAAGTCGCCAGCGGAATATCCGGCAGCCGAGTCGTCGTTGACGGTGGGGTCGGTCGTAAAGATGCTGACCTTCGGCGCACCAGAGACGCCGCCAGAACCCGCCGCGCCCTCGTTGTCCCACTCCTCGTCAGGCCGAGTGCCGCGGTCGTAGTTATCGTAGAGAGCAGAGCCGCTGCGCCCTGCCGCATTCTCCCAACACTCGGCCAACGACTCTGGGATACGCGGGAACGACCGGCAGTATTCGTCGCGGGCCACCCAGTCCGCCTCGACCAAGGCGACATCGCTGTTGCCCTCAATACCCTCGACTTCGATATAGAGGCCGTTGGGGAAGTAAAGGTCGGGGGCATCCGTCCGATCGTCGGGGACGCTCAGGATGCACTTAATCGTGTCGCCCGCGTCAGCGTCCGGGTCGGGGTTTGAAAAGAACTTGACGGTCAGCCCGGACGCGCCTTGCATCCCGGCGGCGCGGGCATGAATGAGGTAACAGGCGCCAGAGTAGAACTCATAACGGTTCCCCTGCGTCGCCTCTTTGATGCCGGACTGGATGAGGTCCGGGTGGGGGAAGTCGTTAACGGAGGACATTAGCCGCGGGTGTAGACGCCGCTCTCGCCGCTTTCAGTTGCTAGATCGTCGGCATCCCGCTGGGAGCGGACGACGGGCTGGTATTGCCCACTGGTCCAGGCGACATAGAGGACAACCGCCTTCGCAAGGATGGTCTCAATGACGCCGTTCGGGACATCAATGGTCGTGTCCTTCGTGACCGCCAACTCCTGCTTGATGACGAAGCGATTAGAGCTGGCGGGGGCGGGCCAGATAATCACGTAGGAGTTGCCTTTGTCCCAGATTTGCTGGTAGTAGTTGGCCGACCCGCTCTCGGTGTCGAAGCCCCAGCGACCAGCCACTAGGGGGCGAGTGCCGGACCCAGCGGGGGCAACATGCGTGATGCGCCCAGCGTGGGGGAGCAGGATGGTCCGGCGCTTGATGGTGCCGGAACCCGCCAGGGAGGTCTGAGCCGGGGTCCCGATGTCCAGGTGATGACCAGCGACGCCCCGGATAGGCCACTCGTCGCCGTTCAGGTCAACGAACAGGTCGCCGCGCCGGGTCTGGTCAGGATTTTCGCTCAGGTTGACGGTTGCCGATCCGGCGGAGTGGGAGGAGACGGTTACGCTGAGGTCGCCGGGGACGACACCAACAACAGTCTCCAACATGGCAGGAACGCCGTCGCTCAGAGTGAGAGCGATGGCGGCGTTGATGACTTCCTCCAAGCGCGAAGTCTCGACGGTAGAGAGCGTGTCGAGTCCGAGGCGCTCAGCGAGGGTGGCCCGAAGGCCCGCGATGGTGTCTGCCATTTGGGGTGGGGGTAGGGGCGCCCCCGTTAAGGAGCGCCCCGAGATGAGCTTAGAGGGTGATGCCCTCCATGTGACCGAACGAGCGACGACCGTTCTCCAGGGAGAAGCCGTGACCCATGGACACACGCTTGAACAGGTTGGTCGAGGTCGGGTGCGGGAAGACACCGGGCATCTGCTTCAGGAAGCCGATTTGCGGGTTCTTCTTCGCTTCCGGGCCGCCATCAGAGATGGTGCCAGCCGCGACAACGTTCAGGCGAAGAGACTTGGTGTTCAGGAAGACATACGGGTACTCCGCCGTGGTGGTGGCGGTGAAGTCCCATTCGGCATCCTTGGTATCGAGCATGCGGTGCCAATCGACAGTGGCAGTACCCATCTGAATGGTACCTTCCTTGCCGAGGTTAGCCATCATGCCCGCGTTGTGGGTAGCAGTCTCCCGCACCAACTCAGCCAGCTTGTTGAACACCGACAGACCCGTGAGGATCAGGTCGGGGCTTTCCTGCGGGCCGTACCAGAGCTGACGGAGAGCGTCGTCGGTGTCCTCGATGAGGCCCGAACCGTTAGGCGCGCTGGTAGTAAACAGTTGCGGTGCCCACTTCGCGGCATCCGAGACGGTCACACCGGCAAAGGACTCCGAGGCGGGGCGACCCGAGACCAAGCCAGCACCAGACGACAGGAGACCCAGGAGGGACATGCCGTTGACGTCGTAATTGGCGTCGCTCTCGTAAGGAGCGCGAGCAGTCGGGTTAGCACCATCAGCGGTGGCGTTACCGAGGACGAAGTTCGACTCCAGCTCGTAGAACATGCCAATCGCGTTAGACATGACCAGGGCATCCATGTAGGAGACCGGGTTGCCTTGCAGCGGCATGTCCTGCGGGAAGTTGAGGTTGCGCGAACGGAACACAACATCGAACTTCGCCTGAGTCAGGATTTCCGCGGAATCGGCGCTAAGGGATGCCCCCGCACCGAAGTTATCGCGGCGATACGCGACGGTAGCCGAGCCGCCGTCAGCGTGGAGCAGCGGGTGGCTGTAACGATCGCTGTCCGGGACCACGAAGATGCGGCCTCGTTCGGCGAGGTACTGGAGCAGCTTCTCACCGCCGTCGTTGATGACTTGGGTGAGGTTGCGAGAAACTCCGTCAATGGACGTGGTGGCGAGGGTATCAACCTTGCTCGCCGGGGTGGCTTCAGCCCAGGGAAGGGCCATGATTGGACTCCTTTGTTAAAGGTGGTTTGTGGGAGTCCCCTTAAAGCCTACGTCAATCGTCGGAAGGATTCAGTTTCGCAAGCGGGAGACCAGTCGCGGGGATGTCCAGAACTTCGCCGCTGGACGCTCGCGGCTGATACAGCGGGTGCATGGGCCGTTCGGCAGGGGCAGCAACCTCCTCGTTACGGATGCCAGCGGCACGAACGATTTTGGCGATACCTTCTCGGGACTGGAGGGCCGTGGCCTTAAAGTCCTGAGATGCCTCTGCGAACTTGTCGTACTCCGGGGAGCCGACAGCGATGCCATGCTCCTGGATCAGGGTCTTCTCCATTTGCTGTTGAAGCTCCTGTTTCCGGGACCACTGCTCGTCTCGTTGCTTGAGAGCGTTGTCGAGGTCATCCTGCGTCAGGAACTCGCCCTTCTCACGCTTGGTGGTGAGGGCTTCATTCACTGCCTTGGATGCACTACGACGGCTGAAATCCTCGACTTTTGACCGCAGCTCCGCGGGGAAATCGTCAAGGCTGCGATACTCCTTATCCACCGAGTCAGCGATGCGGGTGGCCGGGTCAACGGCGCCGCTATCGGCCTGAGTGTCCGTGGTATCTTCGGGGGTTTCGCGGGAGGTGGTTTCGTCAGTCATGCTAAAGGGCCGCGTCTTTCGGGTGCCGATGTTCGGGCCGAAGGGGCGGGTGCCGTGCGGGCATTATAATGCACACGGCAGGGGGTGCAAGGCATTTTACTGCCCTTTTTCTTGTTGCGGGCGACTGTACGCCTCGCTGACGGCCTTGTTCTTGGCCTCCTCGCTGGTCCAGTTGCCAGTCTCCGGGTCAATCCCGTTCTTGACCATCTTCCGGTTCGCGTCGTTCGCGTTCTCCGGGAAGGCGTCTGGGTGGCTCGACGGGAGGGCCAGGATGCGCTTCCGCTTGTTTGGGCGCGAGTCCTGGTAGCTGGCCTTGAAGATGACACCCGGCACCCGGCTTGGGTTACTGGGGGTGCCGTAGTCCGGCTCGTGGGCGTTGCAGTCCCAGCAGGCGGTTCGGGAGGGGTCCGGCTCGCCCCCGATCCCTAGCGGTGTGCGGTCGCACAGGACACAAGTACGGGCCGCCACGTCGGTGTAGGCGTCACAGTCCCAGCAAGCCTTCCGGGTGTCATCAAGGTTCCCGTTCTTGTCGGCGGGGATGCGCCCGCATTCGGTGCAGCGGCTTGACATGTTGGCTCAGATTTGAATGATAATCATGCGTACCGTGAATGAACGGCTCAACGCCGAACCTCTACGGTGTGGATCCGGACGCGGTAGCCGGGGTAGGTCTGCTCAATCATGTCCAGGTCTTCCTCGGCCCGGGCAATGCTCGGGTAGGCCGCGAACAGCCAAGTGGGGGCGCCGGGGTTCTGCTCCAGCTCGATGACGTAGGCGTACTGAGGCGCTTCCGGCGCTGTAGATAGCGTCCAGGCTGCGCTCAGGTGGCCCATGAACAGTGCGATGGCGACGCAGACTTTCATTATCCCAGCACCTGGCGGGTCATCGCGGGGAGAGCGCCGGTCGCAGCAGCGGCGGCAATCTGGTTATCGATGTTGCCCTCGGGGGAGACGCCCGGAACCGGGGAGAGGCGGGTCGCGTTCTGGGCCTCGTTGTGAAGCATCTGGTGACGGTCTAGGGCCGCACGGATGACGCTGACGTCGATGTCCCGCGCACCGTCGGCCAGGGCGCGGTCGATAATCTTCTGGTAGCCGCTGATGTAGGCCGCGTGGTTGTCGTCCTGGTAAACGGGGATGTCCCTGCCGGTCTCCAGGAACTCGACGTAGCGCGAGATGGGGTCGCCGACAGTCTCCATGTAGTCGTCTCCATCTTTCCAGCCCGCAGCCTTGAGGAAGCGCCGCAGCACTTCGTTGACCATCCGCATGGCGTTCGGGTTCTGGAAGTTGGCCGCGACGTTGCTCAGGGTGGTCAGCACCAGCATCTCGGTGTCGAGCTTGCCCTGGCGGCCCTGGTTCTCAAAGGCCACCGGGTCCACGCGGAGGTTCATCGGCATGACCTCCGGGTCCGGCACATTCAGGCGCTTGATGATGCCGCCAGCCTGGGGGATTGCCAACTCCTCGCCGAACAGGGCACGCTGGTGCAGCATGATGAGGGTCGCTGCCTGGGACCAGAGACGAGCCTGGACCCGGATCGCGTCCGTGTTGCGCCGACCCGCAGCCTGGACCAGAGCGGACGCCTCGGTGGCGGACTTCTCCGGGTTGACTGCTGCGCCACGATCGAGCGGACCCACCCCCGACACATCATCAAACAGTGCAAGAAGTAGGTTTAGAGTGGCGATGAGGTCTGGCAGGGTGGAGTTCCGCTCGACCGGACGCATGGTGGCGTTCACACCACGCGTGTCCCCGTCGTCTACATCGACAGGGAGGAATACTTGCTGACCGGGGCGGGCGTTCAGGATGCCCTTGATGGCCTTGTTCAGGGCCGTGCGGTCGTACAAAATCGTGTTGTTCGTGTTCTGCACCTCGCTCATAATCATGTCGATCACAATGCCGATCGAGCGCATGAGCGGGAGCCAGGACAGAACTTCCGGCATCGGGATGTCCTCGCCGGGAGGGGCGTCGAGTCCAGCAGCAAGGACCATGACCGGGGCGCGGAGGATGCGCGTCTTGACGTACTTGCCCAGGTTCGGGTTCCGGCGGCGACGATACCAGATGTCGCCCTCCAGGTTCACGAAGATGGAGGTCGGAACCTCGCGCCCCGTGTGCTTGTTGGACTCGAACGCCATGCCGGGGTGGTAGACCTCGGTGACGCCCACCAAGTCCCAGGGGCTGGGCTGCTGGTCCGGGGAGACATCGGAAGTGGCGGCCTCCCGGATGTCCTTGGGGAGGGACCCGAACTGGACCAGAGAGGTGTGCCAGGTAAAGCGGCGGAGGTGGGGTTCGTAGCCGCAGTGGGTGGACTCGACGACCTCAAAGCCCAGGCGGCGCGACGGCACATCCTCGTCCGGGTTCATCAGGAGGCGAACACCGAAGTAGGGCTGGGTCGGCAGCAGGAAGGCCACCCGCTCCATGACCTGTTCCAGGTTGGTGCCGGGGATGATGGCATCCATCAGGTCCTGCTGCGACTCGGCGAGCTGCACCGCGCCGTCCAGGAGGGGGGTAGTCTGGAGGCGCGGTACGCCGGGGGTGGTCGCCGTGACCCGCTGGCGCAGACGGCTTAGGATGAGGTTCGCGCCGGTCTTGGGGATGCGGATGTCACCGGGCGCATTTGGGTCCGATAATCCCAGTCCGCTCAGGTCCAGCGTGACCTTCTCGGGGTCCGGGTTGATCAGGAGCGGAGACATGCTGCCGCCCGTCGCCGGATCGCGGCCCGCCAGCATATCGGAGCTGAGAGCAATCCAGGGTTCGATGGCCTCACTGGTCAGGCGGGCAGACTGGCCCCATGCCTCCTTGAGGTAGTCCGCTTCTTCCTCGGTGAGCTGGTAGGTATCCGGGCGGGCCATGTTGGGCAGTATAATGCCCACTGGGGGCGTGTCAAGGGCTAACTGAAGTAGTTTCCAGCCGAAGTGTCGCTCATTCGCTCGATAACGCCGGGAACATGGCCGAAATCGCGCTGGTTTAGGGGAGCAGGGTCCCCATCGTCGCCCAGAGGTAGGGGGCCTCGACGGTCCAGGTGGCCCGCGAGGAGAGCGAGGGCGGCGGGCAAATCGTCGTGGGCGGCCTTCGGATACTGGGTCAGGCGCGACTCCAGGAGCTGCTGGTTGTGGTAGCCCCTGGGGCCGAAGCGCAGCAGCCCCTTCCTGAGCGCAGTCGGAAACGAACTGAGGCGCATATCCAGCTTCTTGTTCGGGATCTTCTGGCGGCGCATCCGGGTCTGCTCAATGCGGCCCCGATCCCGGAGCCAGGGCTTGATGACCCCGGAGAATACGACATCCTCAATCCAGATGCCGTCCACGTCGGGAGCGATGGTCTCGAGGGCCTGGATGGCGGTGTCGGCGTTTCCGCGCAGCTCCTCGGCCCAGTAGGGGATGAAGATGTTCTGGTCCGCCCCCGCGTGGGGAGACTGTAGCTCAGGGGGCAGAGAGCCGTTGGGGGCGACGCGGACCTTGATGAGGCCGTTCCG